CTAAAAAATACTACCGTTCTACAAAATCGGGTGCGGGTATGACTAAGGCAGGTGTTGCTCGTTATCGTAGAGAAAATCCCGGAAGTAAATTAAAAACAGCGGTAACAGGTAAAGTTAAACCAGGAAGTAAAGCAGCTAAAAGACGTAAATCATACTGTGCAAGATCATTAGGTCAGTTAAAAAGAAGTTCAGCAAAGACAAGGAATGATCCTAATTCAAGAATACGACAAGCTAGAAGAAGATGGAAATGTTAATATATGAGGAAGGATCGCAGGGGTGCCATCCTTCTTCACCAAAGTTATGAGGGATACTTGCTCAATTTAAATCTTTTTAAATTAATTTATGAGTTATGTTATAGTTAATCTGCAAGTATTCCTCACCAAACAAAGGATTATGATATGTTAGGAAATTTTATTTCGCCTATAGCTAGTTTAGCAGGCACGTGGTTACAAGGTCGAGTTGATAAGGCGAAAGCTGAAACAGAAGTTAAAGTTGCTAAAGCTAGAGCCGAAGCGAAAGTTTACGAGACAGAAGCAACATCTAGTTTTCTTAATGAGCAAGCTCTTACAAACCAAATGGGTGAAAGTTGGAAAGATGAAGCCTGGAGTCTTTGGTTTATAGCCGTTTTAACAGCGTGTTTCCTGCCTTGGACTCAAGAGTATGTTAAAGAAGGTTTTATATTTTTAGATCAACACACACCTGATTGGTTCCATCATATGCTTTATATTGTAATAGGCAGCTCATTTGGGTATAGGTTTGGTAAACAAGGATTGCAAATGATAAATAAAAAGGGTAAGTAATGGCAGTTAAAAAAATTAAAAAAGTAATTAAGGGTTTAAACAAAGCATCTAAATTACATGCTTCACAAGCTAAAACTTTAAAAAGCGTTATTAATGGCAAAAAGAAAAGACCCAAAAGTAGGAACAGGTAAAAAACCAAAAGGCAGTGGTAGACGTTTATACACGGATGAAAACCCTAAAGATACTGTTGCAATCAAATTCGCAACTCCATCTGACGCAAGAACAACAGTTGCAAAGGTTAAAAAGATCAATAAACCTTATGCAAGAAAAATTCAAATCCTCACAGTTGGAGAACAAAGAGCAAAAGTAATGGGTAAATCTCAAGTTGCTAGTATTTTCAAAAAAGGTAAAGAATCTATAAGGAAACAAAGTGGACGGAATAAAACTAGCTGAACATTTATTAAAGAACATACGAGAGCGTAAAAAAAACTTTATGATTACACTCTCTGATGGTGCGATAGAATCTATGGATGACTATCGGTTCATTGTAGGTCAGATACGTGGCATGACCTATGCTGAAGAAGAAATAAAAGCTGCGATGAAAGGAATAGAGCTAGAAGATGGCTAAAAAACTATTCGTGCCTGAGAGAATTGCTAATGCACGTAAAAAACAAGCAATAAGTATGGAAATACCTGATGCAGTTAAAAAAGGGTTCCAAAACACAGAAGATAATCCAAATTCTAAAGATCCTTCTAAATTAGAAACATCTGCCTTGGAGAGACTTCCTCAACCAGTAGGATATAGAATACTTGTTATACCTTACTACATGAAGTCACAAACCAAAGGAGGTATCTACATTCCTGATGCGACACGAGATCGTGAAAGTTTTGCAACAGTCGCAGCGTATGTCGTAAAATTAGGACCAGATGCTTATACTGATGGAAATAAATTCCCAACAGGTGCTTGGTGTTCCGAGAAAAGTTGGGTTCTTATGGGAAGATATGCTGGAAATCGCTTTAAAGTTGAGAATTTAGAGGTAAGATTGATAAATGATGACAATATTATCGCAACAATACTTGACCCTAGTGATATTTCCTATGTATAAAGAAATTGGAGAACAAAAATGAATATAGAAAATCAAAATTCTGTTGAAAGCGAAGTAGTTTCTGTTGATGTTGAAGAAGTAGAACAAGAAGTATCTCCTTCCGAAATACCAGTTGTTTCTGAACAAGAAGAAACCCGAACAAATGTTCAAGAAGTAGAAGCTGTAGAAAAATCTGATGAGTTGTCTGATTATTCTGACAATGTTAAAAAAAGAATAAATCAATTAACAGCAAAAAGAAAACAAGCTCTTGAAGAAGCAGAAGCTGCAGTTCAATATGCACAACAACAAAAAATTGAAAACGACAAGCTCAAAAAACAATTAGAAACCTTAGATAAAGGCTATACACAAGAATATAGTAGTCGTGTTGAAAGCCAAGAAGATCAAGTTAAAAAAATATATAAGGAAGCACATGAAGCAGGTGATGCCGATAAAATGGCAGAAGCTCAATCTATCATGGCAAGATTGGCTGTCGAAAAAGAAAGAATCAGAGTTCAAAAAGCTAGAGCTGAGCAATATGCACAACAGCCACAACAAGAGCAAAAACCAGAACCACAACAACAAAAAGTTCCAAAAGTAGAAGATCTTGATCCAAAGTTGCAAACATGGATGAAATCAAATACTTGGTTTGGAACAGATATGGTTATGACAGGTGCTGCTCAAGGTTTGCATCAACAACTAGTTGGCTCTGAAGGTTTTGATCCAACATCTGATGATTATTACGCTGAGATAGATAAGCGTATGAAGGATAACTTTCCAAACAAATTTCAGGAAAAACGGCAAAACGTCCAAGCCGTTGCTCCTGCAACGTCCTCTGGACAGGTTAAATCTGGACGGAAAAAAACTGTGCAATTATCGCCAGGTCAAGTCGCTTTTGCTAACAAGATGAAAATACCTCTTGAAAGATATGCAAAAGAAGTGGCTAAAATAGAAAATAGGAGTAAATGATGTCAGCTATTGATCGAAAAAGTCGAGATTCGCAATCTCGTGAAAAAACAGAGCGAAGAAACGATTGGAAGCCGCCTTCAGCTTTAGACGCTCCTGAAGCACCTATAGGATACAAACATAGGTGGATACGTGAGTCCGTCATGGAATATGACGATAAAAATAATATTCACAAAAGAAGACGTGAAGGTTATGAACTTGTTAAGGCAGAAGATTATCCAGATTTTGATGCTCCTGTTATTGACGAAGGTAAAAACGCTGGGGTTATAGGCACTGGTGGATTATTACTTGCGAGGGTTCCAGAAGAAATTGTGGAACAACGTAAGAAATATTTTGAAGATAAAACACAGACACAAATGGATGCTGTGGATCGTGATTGGATGAGAGAAAATAATCCTGTCATGCCAAAATTAAAGCCTCAAAGAAGCAGTAATGTTTCCTTTGGGAATAACCGAAATTTAAATGATGATTAATAAGGAGAATCTAATATGGCAAATCAAGATGCCGCTTTTGGTCTTCGTCCAGTAGGTAAAATAGGTGGTATGCCTTTTACTGGTGGACAAAGCCGATATAGAATCGCTGCAAATTATGGAACATCAATCTTTCAAGGTGACATGGTAGCTCAAGTCACTGGTGGTACTGTAGAAGTACACGCTGATGGTGGTACAGTTCCTATTGTAGGCGTATTTAATGGTGTTCAGTATACTGACCCAACAACTAAGGAACAGAAATTTAGTAATTTCTATCCTGCAAGTACTAATGCTTCTGACATTATTGCTTTCATTATAGATGACCCAAGTGTTATCTATGAAATTCAATGCAATGCAGCTTTTCCAGTTGCAGATTTATTTGGTAACTTTGATATTGTTTACACAAGTTCTGGTAGTACCACTACTGGTATTTCTGGTGCAGAGCTAGATGTAGCAACTGGTGCTACAACTGCTGGTTTACCTTTAAAATGTATTGACATTTCGCAAGACCCTGAAAATTCTGATGTTTCGTCAGATGCAACCAATGTGCACGTTGTGATCCAAAATTCTATTTTTGGTCAAAAAGGTGCAGGCTTAGCGTAGGAGGTAGATAATGGCGATAAGTAGAGCACAACTAGCGAAAGAGCTAGAACCAGGTCTAAACGCATTGTTTGGAATGGAATACGACAGATATGATGCAGAACACGCAGAAATATTTGACACAGAATCTTCTGATAGAGCATTTGAAGAAGAAGTGATGTTATCAGGTTTTGGTAACGCACCAACTAAAGCTGAAGGTGCTGGAGTAAATTTCGATACAGCTAACGAAGTTTACACTGCACGTTATACGCATGAAACAATTGCATTAGCTTTTGCTTTAACACAAGAAGCTATGGAAGATAACTTGTACGATAGATTAGGTGCAAGATATACTAGAGCATTAGCTCGTTCTATGGCTCACAGTAAGCAAGTAAAAGCTGCGGCAGTATTAAATAATGCGTTTGACAGTTCATTCACTGGTGGTGATGGTAAGGAGCTTTGTGCTA